CACTAACAACGACAGCTTCTGCCGTCGACCGTATTGACTACGTTGTGTTATCGAGTTCTAGTGTGCATATGGCGGCATCACTAGATGTTAAATAATACAAGAGGTATAAATGGTATTTCAAAATAATGTTCTTATGGGTGCAAGTGGATCTGGCACAACCACATACTCTATAGACCAATCAATTAGGTTTAACTTTTCTGATAGTGCATATATGTCCAGAGCAGTTGGGTCTGGTGGTAACACTAAAACTTGGACATTTAGTTGTTGGTTTAAAATAGGTGTCTTAGGTTCAAAAAGAAGTGTATCACCTTTTCTTTGGTCGTGTCATCAAAGTGATGGCAACAGACTTCAGCTAAGTTTTGATAGTGGTAGTTTAGGAGTAGCTGGAGATTTTTTAAGCATATATGATGGTGCTTCTGCATCAACTATCTTTAGAACAAATAGAGTTTTTCGTGACCCAAGTGCTTGGTATAATTTAGTATTAGTTTCTGATACTAGTAATTCAATCGCAAATGATAGGTTTAGAGTGTATGTAAATGGCAAAAGAGAAACCTCTTTTTCTACATTTAATGCACCAAGTTTAAATGCAGATTTAGGTTGGAATCAAAATGGATCAACTTATTATTTAGGTGATTATTTTGCAGCACATGGAACTTATGGGTTTGATGGATATATAGCAGAAATGGTGCATATAGATGGACAAGCACTAGACCCTTCTAGCTTTGGAGAAACAAACGATAGTGGGATTTGGATTCCCAAAGATGTAAGTGGTTTAACATTTGGCACTAAAGGTTTTTATATTGATGGTAGAGATAGTGCTGATTTAGGAGATGATGAGTCTGGAAATGGTAATGATTTCACATCAAGTGGACTTGCAGCACACGACCAAGTCCTTGACTCACCTACGAATAATTGGTGTGTAATGAATCCTCTTAATACTCACTCAAGTATTACTTTAAGTAATGGTAATTTACAATCAACTGCCTCAGCATTTACTGGAAGTGGTGCATCAATATTATTACCAAGTACAGGAAAATGGTATGCTGAGATTAGATATAATAATGCAAGTTTGGGTGAATATCCTATGATAGGGATTTATAATACTATTAAAAATTTAAGCACTTCTGGATTAAATCCTGGCAACACAAGTGGTGATAAAGATATTGGTTTTGGTGCTGATGGTAGACGAAATGAAGATAGCACAACTACAGGTAGTTGGGGTAATGCTGTTGGTGATGGAAAAATAGGTGCTTTAGCAATTGATATGGATAATAAAAAGATTTGGTTTGGACATAATAATAGTGGTTCTTTTGTGTGGCAAGCTAGTGGAGACCCATCAGCAGGAAATAATGAGGCTAATACAAAAGCATTTGCTGATAATGTAGTTTTTGGAAATAGTCATTATAGTGGTTCAATAGTATGTTGGAACTTTGGACAAGAGGGCACCTTTGGTGGAACAGAAACAGCACAAGGTAATACAGATGCTAATGAATTGGGTAACTTCTATTATGCACCACCAACAAATTATCTAGCATTATGTACAAAGAATATAGGGAGTTAACATGGCAACACCAACAATACCAAATGGCGAAGAACATTTTACAAATACAATTTACCAAGGTAATGGAACTGCTATAGGTTCTGGAGGTAAAACTATTACTGGGTTAGAGTTTAAACCAGATTTTACATGGATAAAAAATAGAGATGCCTCAGATAGTCATGGTTTATATGATTCATCAAGAGGTGTTACTAAACAAATAGAGTCTGACAATACTTCAGCAGAAACAACAGAGTCAGAGGGATTAACTTCTTTTACAAGTGATGGTTTTACATTAGGTAGTTTAGACCAAGTTAATACTAACAATGAAAGTTTTGTTGGGTGGAATTGGAAAGCAAATGGAGGAACTACTGCAAGTAATACTGATGGTTCAATTACCTCAACTGTCCAAGCTGATACAACATCTGGATTTTCAATCGTAAAATATACTGGAAATGGTAGCAATGCTACTATTGGACATGGGTTATCTTTAGCACCAAGTTGGATAATGGTAAAAAATCTTTCTCAAGGTGATGCTTGGAAAGTATATCATCATAAGGTTTCTAGTGACCCACAAACTGATTATTTAGTATTAAATACTACTGGTGCTGTTGTAGATGATGCTACTGTTTGGAATGATACTGCCCCTACAAGTACAGTTTTTTCTATTGGAACTCACACAGATGTTAATACAAGTTCTGAGAATTATGTCGCATACTGCTGGCACGAAGTAGATGGCTTTAGTAAATTTGGTACCTACAAGGGAAACGGCAGTACAGATGGTTCTATGATTTACACAGGATTCCGACCAGCTTGGTTACTGATCAAACGAACAGATTCTAGCACTGGTGGTAATTGGTCAATAATTGATAATACCAGATACCCAGCAAACCCAATCGGTGCACCTTTACTTGCTGATACAACAGACCCAGAATCGGGTCTTTCATCAATAACTATGGATTTACTATCAAATGGTTTTAAAATTAGAAACACTTTAAACTCTAATAATGCATCTGGTGCATCTTATATTTATATGGCGTTTGCTGAACATCCATTCGTTGGGGACGGAACGAGTCCTGTAACTGCACGATAGGGTTGTATATATGAAACAAATATTTAATAATAGAAACATACGTAAAGGAGTATTATGTCTTGGGCAATAGTAAAAAACGATCAAGTAATTGAGATACTAAATGGTGCAAAAGCTGTAACCATAAATGGTATACAATACCCTAGTAATATTTTTAGTATATGGCCAAAGGCCGATCTTAAAAATATTGGTATTTATCCTACACAGATTACAAGCACGATAGATAGTAAGACTCACAGAGAAACTGGTGGTGTGACCTATACAGTTAATACAGATCACGTAGCTATACATTATGAAAAAACTACTCATAACTTAACTGGTTTAAAAACAAATCTATTAAGTCAAGTTGATAACCATGCTAATAATGTTCTATCACCAACGGATTGGATGACTGTTCGACAAGTTGAAGCTGGTGTAACTATAGCTGATGATTGGAAAACATGGAGAGCCAGTGTAAGAACACAAGCTAAAGCTATGAAGACAGCAATCAATGCCGTAACAACAATCACCGATGTTCCGGGTTTATATGTAACCTATGCATCGGCTAGTGACGGAACAATGACATCAGTATCTAGTGGTTATCTATGGCATTGGCCAGCTAATCCAGATGAGGCTTAGAGAAAGGTGGAGAGAATAAATGTCCACCGATACAATTCTATTTGATGTAAATTTCAGACCGGGGATAGACAGAGAGTCAACACAGTATGCCTCCAAAGGTGGATGGTTTAACGGTGATAAGGTACGATTCCGTGCAGGTAAACCAGAAAACATTCGTGGTTATGAGAAGAGAGTACAACAATCATTCATTGGTACAGGTCGATCTGCTCATTCATTCACAAGTAATACAGGAGTCAAGTTTCATTCGTTTGGTACACCGAGTCATTTATATGTATATGCTGGTGGTGCTAATGCAGACATCACACCGATTCGTACGTCAATAACAACATCAGGAACATTTAGTACCCAAGCTGGATCAACACGTATCCAAGTATCAACAACAAATCATGGAGCTAATGTTGGTGATTACTTCATTGCTGTATCGTCAACAACTATTGGTGGTAATCTTGTATTTAATAATGCTCAACACGAAGTTGTATCTGCGACACAAAACCAATTTACATTTAACACAACCGTAGCCGCATCAGCCACAACTAACAACCAAGGCCAAGCTAACATACGGTTCTACATACACTCTGGTGGTTCTCAAAATATACCAGAACTGGGTTGGGGTATTGGTATATATAATGCTGGTGTATCAATTACTGGTCGTCGTACATGGAATAGTCCTGCTAGTATATCTGGTGATGCACAAACTGAACCATTACGACAATGGTCACTTGATAACTTTGGAGAAGATTTATTAGCCCTACCACGAGAAGGACGTTTGTATGTATGGGATCAATCGGGTGGTACAGGTAACAGATCCGTCGTTGTACCGACAGCTCCAAGTGCCTCTAATTTTATGTTCGTATCACAACAAGACAGACATGTTATTTGTTTAGGAACACACGGAGTAGCTAGTGGATTTGACCCTATGCTTGTTAGGTGGTCAGATCAAAACGACTACACAAATTGGAATGTCAATGTTAGTAGTACATCAGGTGAGAATCAACTGGGTGATGGTAGTGAATTAATCACTGGACTGAACACTCGTAACCAATCACTAATCTGGACAGACAATGCTGTACATGCTATGGAGTTTGTTGGTCCACCATTTATATTTAACTTTAGACAACTCGGTTCTAACTGTGGTATTGCTGGTCAACATGCAGCTATTGAATTAGATGGTCGTGTATTTTGGATGGGTGCAAAAGATTTCTTTGTATATGATGGTGCTGTCAAAGCTTTACCATGTTCAGTTCGTCGATATGTCTACGATGATTTTAACTTTGACCAAAAAGAAAAAGTGTATGCGGGTACGAACCAAGAGTTTAGAGAAGTGACATGGTTGTATCCAAGTAGAAATTCTACAGAGGTTGATAGATATGTAAGTTATAATCCTGTTGAAAACTATTGGACATTTGGTACAACTATATTTACAACATGGGAAGATAAAGAAGTATTTCAAAACGTGATAACAACAGGTCAAGAAACAAGCACGACGAATTATTTATATACAAACGAACCAGAAGGAATATATACAGCCGACGGCCAAAAGCAAGAAGCTTTCTTAGAATCTTCAGAGTTTGATACAACTCCTCCATCTTATGGCGCAGGAGATAATATTATGTACTTGGATAGAATCGTTCCAGACTTTACAATAAATGATGGTGGTATTGTTACATTAAAAATGAAACTGAAGAACTTTCCCAATGGCGAAGTTAGAGAGAAGGGACCATTTACCGTAACACCTACCACACAATTTATAAGAACACGTGCTCGTAGCCGTCAAGCTATCATCCGTATCTCGACATCTACGGGTGGAACTAACTGGCGACTCGGATCTTTTAGAATGGATGTAACACAAGATGGTAAGAGGTAATAATGGCAGACTATCCTAGATTCCCAAGAATAACTCCTAATATGGAAAACAGCTCAACGACTTTTACAACGTCACAGGCAACAAGTTTTGCACCTGCACAGACACAGACCATATCGTTTCTTGATGCTGGTGGTGCTAATGCTTTTTCAGACAATGCCCTTAACCAAATGGAAACGTGGGCCGATACATTAAACGATAAACTATCAGCAGACCAAGTAAAGATTCGTAACAGTGTACAACAAGATCAATTTGGATCTATAAGTATTCGTGGTCGACTAAGATTAAATAACGACTTATCAAACCCAGACACACCTGAACCAACTCCAGTAGCTGGACAGATGAGATTCAACACAGCTACCAATAAGTTTCAAGGTTATGATGGTACAGCTTGGAGGGACTTTCACTGATGTTTAAAAGTATAGGTGGTTTTTTTAGAGATGTAGTTGCGCCTATTGGTCTAGCATTTATTCCTACGGTCGGTCCATATTTAGCTGCCGCTTATTCTGGTATTAATACAGGTATTAAAACTGGTAGTCCACTAGCTGGTATTGGTTCAGCTGGTTTAAGTTTAGGGTTGTCTGGTGCATTTAAGGGTATAACACAAGGCTCTTCTCCAATGTCTTCCGCAGGTATTGATGCAAGTAAAGTTGCTGGTTCTACTTTTGGTTCAACAACAACAGGAGGAACAACGGGTGCTATTGGTAACATAGGTGGAGGTGGTGATTTTTTACAAGGTTCAGGTGGTTTTTTCAAAGGAGCTGCTGGTAGAGTAGGACAAGGATCAACATCTTTCCTTGATCAAGTGGGTAAATCTGTTGCAGGAGCGGGTAACACTTTTTCAGGAATCGGAACAGGTGTTAAAAACCTAACAGCCGAAGGTGTAACATTAGGTGGACAGTTACCAGGAACTAAAGATATTTTACCAGAATTTATAACTAGACAATCTCCAGGGACTATAGCTTTAGGTGGACTGGCTTTAAAAACTCTTGCCACACCTCCACCAGAACCAGCCCCTTTTGTTCCAATGCAACCACAACGTAGAACTACTGACCTCAGTAAGTATGGCTACAAGGGTCCACTTGATCGTGGTGAATATACATATGCTGATCCAGAAGACATTGCTTACGGCAGAGCCACACCAGATTCATATGGTTATCTCGGCGCTAAAGAAGGTGGTAAAATCAAAGCTCAAGGTGGTGGTGTTATGATGCAACAAGGGCCATATAATTTAGAGGTTGAAAAACAGAAAGGTACGTTCCGTCCAACAGGATCTTTGGTTCCACTCACAGCTGGTCCAAGCATTTCAAGACTCGCCCAAACTCAACCAATGATGTCAATGAGTCCACAAAAGATTAAAGGACTAGCTCAACCAGTAGCACCAACTGTGCCTACAAATATGCCAATGTCTAGTCCAACTCCGATGATGCCACCACAAGGACCAATGCTACCACAAGGTGGAGGTGGTCTTGCTCCACAACCAACACGTGAGCCATTACCACAAGTAGCAAACAATGCGCAAAAACTTATAGATCAATTACCACAAAAAGATATTAGTGTTAACATTGATTCACTTCGTCAGTTTATTGGAATGGCTGAAGGTGGTGAAGTTCCGGGCATGGCTGAGCAAGCTCCAGCTGGGGCTATGGGTCCGTCATCAGGTTTAGGTGTTTACAATACAAGTCCAAATAAAATGAATGAAGAAGAATTTGTACAAGGGTTTTTAAGTATTATGCCAAATAATATTGTAGGTAACACTGTTCGTGAATTAGGCCTTGGTGAGAATGTTGGTAAACAAATGTATCAACAATATAAAAATACTAAAGAAATGGCCGAGGGTGGAGAAGTAAACTCCGACAAAACATTACAAGAGAATGCATTCGTTATACCAGCAGATGTCGTGGGTCACATAGGTGACGGTTCATCTGATGCTGGTGCTCAAAGATTACAAAGTTATTTGGGTATGAACCCGCAACAGTATCAAGCGGGTGGGATTATGGCGGGTGAACTCCAAGGACCAGGTGGTGGTATGGATGACTTAATCCAAACTAGCATCGAGGGTAAAAGAGCCGCTGCCGTCAGTCCACAAGAATTTGTAGTACCACGAGATATTGTTGCAGAATTAGGACAAGGTAGTTATGATAAGGGATCAAATAAACTATATGCGCTAATGAGAAACGTACGTAAAACAAAAACAGGAACAACGAAACAACCAGCTGAACTTACACGAGGGTTAGGACAGTTGATGAGAACGGCTATTGGTTGAGGTAGAAGAGGTACAATCATATGACGATATTAATGAAGTGTTTATGTTATTTCCAGTGGAGGTAGAACGAATACCGTTTGATAATAAATATACACCAGAAATACTAAGGAACCATATTGAAACAGGAGTGCTAGGTTTGTTAAGAATTAAACATAATGGTAGAATAGTCGCAGGTTATGTAATAAAAATAAATGTTTATCCAACGGCGAAAAGACTACTAGAAATTTTATTTATCTTTGGTAGAAATCTTAACTTCAATATTGGTAAACAAATATTTAAAAAGCTAGAAGACTTGGCAAAGAAGCTAAAGTTAGATGGCATTGAATTAACAGGTCGCATGCAATGGAATAAAGTATGTGATAAACTTGGTTTCGATAACCAACAATTTATACAGAGAACTAAATGGCTGACTTATTAAAACGACTACAAACTTCTGAACAACAATACGGTGTAGGCATGGAGGACAATCCATTCCATAATGCATCACCTGATGAATGTATGCATACATGCTTTGGTGGTAGTGGTGGTGGTTCACCTCCCCCTCCTCCTCCGTCAACAGTTACACAACAAACAAGTAACATACCAGAATATTTTCAACCGTATCTAGAACGATTATTTGAAAGAGCCGAAGGTGTTACAACCGAACCGTTTCAAAGATACGAAGGACAAAGACTAGCTACAATAACACCACAACAACAAGAGGCATATCAAGGTGTCGAAGAAATGGTTGGTGGATATAAACCATATATAGCTACGGCTGACTTACTTACGGCTCAAGCCGCACAACAATCAACAGACCCAGCAGCTATTGCTTCACGTATGAGTCCATACCAACAATCTGTTATTGATATACAGAAAAGAGAAGCCTTACGAGATGCTAATAAACTACAACAACAAATAGGAGCATCGGCCGTTGGTGCAGGTGCATTCGGAGGATCACGACAAGCATTACAAGAATCAGAATTAGGTAGACAGACTGGTCAAAGACTAGCCGACATTCAAGCCGTAGGTTCACAACAAGCCTATCAACAAGCTATGAATCAGTTAGCAGCAGATAGAGCCGCATCGTTAGCAGCTGGTCAACAGTTTGCAGGTCTAGGTGCGCAGCAACAACAGTTAGGTTTAGCTGGGTTAGGTGCTCTTGAAACTGTAGGTGGTACGCAACAAGCACAACAACAAAGAGCATTAGACATTGGTTACGAAGATTTTGCACGAGAAACAACTAGACCATCACAACAAGTACAAGAGATGTCATCTGTACTTCGTGGATTTAATTTACCAGTATCGACATACACAACCTCACAAGCACAACAAGCTCCAGCAACATTTGGACAACAAGCGGCTGGTCTTGGTCTAGGTGCATTAGGTATCTATGGTGCGGGTAAAGGTGTAGGACTATTCGCCGAAGGTGGTGAAGTCCCAGATAATCCAGGTCTGAAGAAGTTAGCATCCAAAGCTCCACAAGTTGTAGAGAAGATGGGCTTTAATCCACAAGAAGTTATCAATGCTTATATGGGTGGTAAGATTAACTATGCTCCGGGAGGTATGAGTGTTTATGGTACATCGGCTGGTGCTGGTGCAACGGCTACACCAGAAGAAGAAGAAGAGGTTTTAGAAAGACAAAGAGAATTAGAAAAACTAAGGCCAAGTGTGTTTTCAGGAACTAGGAAAAAGAAAAAGTTTGCAGAATCTATGGAAGACTTTCAAGAAACAGCACCGTTTGAAATTTTAAATATGCCTAATAGCTACTTCCGTCCAGGTGTTGAGAAATTTACTGATGATGAAGGTGAGTTTATAATGCCTATTAAAAAAGCTAGACCAATAATAACAAGTAAACAGGATAAAGCTAAAGTAAAAGAAATTAAAAAACAAGAAGAGACTGACGTTCAAGATAAACAAAAAGGTGCAGAGGCCGAGAAAGAACGACTTCGAGCTGCTGCAGAAGAACAAAGAAAAGCAGCATTATTAGCGGCGCAACAAAAAGAACAACAACCCGAAGTTGGTGGTGATATGTATAATGCATTGATGGAAAATATTCTTGGGATTGTCGGTAGAGAAAAAACAGACCTTGAAAAATACACAGATGCTCTAGCAATGGGGGCTGCGGGTCTTAGAGGTTTTGATGTGGCAACGGGTAAGGTTGGTCGTGAAGATGCGCAATCAATAATTGATAAGGGACTTTCTGATATTTCTAGTGTATCAACAGGGGATAGAAAAAGACTTAAAGAAGACACTTCACTGTTAACAACTGGTGCAACTCTTGAACTAGAAAAAGGTAAGATTGGTGCTGACCTTCAAAACAATCTAACTAAGATGGCCATGGAACAATTAAAATTAAACAGTACAGAGTCAAGAGAAATTGCAAAACAAGTTATGACTGCTGATCCATACTTAATTCAAGATTATGTTAATGAAACAAATCCAGCAAAAAAACAAATATTATCAGATAGAATAACAGATGCTTTTAGAGTTGCTAAAAATTCTCTTGATAAAATTAAAGATAGAGGCATTGTAGCAGGCACAGTCGATCCCTTTGACCAAAGTAAATATATTGATAAAAACTTAAATCAACCAATCACAATCCGACAATCAACGTCACCATCTAGGACGGAATAAAATGGTTAAGCTAGTTGACATTGGTCAATATGGTTCACTTAGTTTTGATGACGATGCAACGGATGCTGAAATCAAAACATACATAGACGACAACCATAAAGAGATATCGAATCGTCTTAACATTCCACCAGAGCCTGTAGGACCCCTTGCAAAAATGCTACCGTTCAATTCTGTTGAACGTGGTTTTCGTAATGCCCAGATCGCTTTCAATATGTTGCAGTTAGAACTTGGGATTGATGATATACAAAATGCAGTCTATGACATTCGTCGTTATCAACAACGTCAAGCCGAGATACCTATAGATCGAGAAGATGCCGAAACACTACAAAAAGTTACCGAGGCTGATACACTTGGTGGAGCTATGTCTGCACTAGGAGATAACCTTAGTGTTATCGGACCATTAATTGGTGAGTCGATTGGTACATATCTACCAACACTGGCAGTAGGTGGTGGTGCGGCTTTAGCAACACGAGGATTATTCGGTCGTATTGTTGGTGCTTTAACCACAGGATCGGGTAGTGGTGCTACTGAATACGGACTATCTATTGTCGATGCTTTTAATGAAGCGGGAGTAGATATCAATGATGGTGGTGAATTAGCCGATGCCTTATCAGATGAAGATAAACTAGCCGAGGCAAAAGAGTTTGCTCTTGCTCGTGGTGTACCTATTGGTGCCTTTGATGCTGTGGCTTTTGGGTCGGCGGGATTATTAACCAAAGCTTTGAAGACGAGCGCAAAAGTAAACGTCGGTAAGAAAACGGCAGCAGCTATGGAGTTTGTACCCGCAGCTGGCTTTGGTTCTCTTGGTGAGGCTGTCGCACAAATACAAAGTCTTGGTGAAATAAAATCTCCAGGGGCTGTGGCTCTTGAGGGTATTGCCGAAGGTCCGTTAAGTTTAGTAGAGGTTGGTTTAGCAGGTTTAAAAAAAGATATAGAAACAACGGACAATCCATCTAAACCTTTAGCGATAGAGTACAAACCAGAAGAAAAACAAATAGGTCAAACTATTAAAGAAGAAGGTCCAAAGTTATTAACCTTTCAACCAGAAGATATTGTTGGTGAAGGGTTTACAGGAAAGAAAAGATTAACATCAGAGCAAACGGCTGAACAAGGTATAGCGGCTAAGATATATAATTTAATTAGTGATGTTGCTACTCAAGGAACTAAAGACGGTACGAACTATAGAAAGATATCGCCTACAGCTATATTAAAAAGTTTAGGTTCTGCCGAAAGAGAATTTCTTAGACGTAAAACAGATGACAAAGGTGTAACATTTGTTAAAAATGTTTTAGAAGATTTAGTTAAAAATAAGAAAATAGACAAGTCACCTATATATGGAGGCGATAAAGCTAAAGGTGTGCCAAGACAAAAACAAGGATTTATATATCACACTAAATCTCCATACGATACGAAAACACAAGAAGAAGTTAAACAAGCTGAGATTAATTCAAACAAAAGAAAACAACAACCAAAGAAAAAGACATCGATAAAATTAAGTAAACCAAGATTACAATTTACTTCTGAGGCAGACATGCAACAGAATATTCAAGAGTATAAATTTAATGATACCATAGACAAAATTATTGATAATGCTGTAACAGATTTGCCTGAGTCTGTTCAAGAAAAAACTAAACAATTTTTAACTATGACAGAGGCTGACAAAAAAGGCACAGTTAAAAATATACATGCGACAAATCAAGGTAATAAGGTTGTTGGTCAAATACAAAATATACAAATTAAATTACCGGGTTATTTAAAAAGTTTAGTTGCAGCTATTAATCCTAACAACCCAGACGATACTAAGTTTTTTGAAGAGACTGACCAAGATGGAAATAAAGGTGAGACAAAAGCTATTGAATATTTAAATAGTAAAATAGGTAATCAGACAGTTGATGTAGAAACAGTTGAGGATATAAACGAAATGCCTAATTTTTCAGTTGAAGAAAAAGAATCTGACATCTCAATACCAGACTTAATAAGAGTACAGAACAATAAAACAACAAAAGCTTTTAGCCAAGCTAAAGATAAACCAAACAAAAAAACAGTTAGTGACGATAAACAAATTACTGGTGGTGGTAATAATTTTTCAAACGAATTTACAGAACAAGCTGACGAAATAATAGAAGCTGTTGAAAGTGAAAGTGCCGATAGTGGTGGTACAGGAGAAACACCTCCAGGAGGACAACCACCAAGTGATCAAGAACCTCCATCAGAAGAACCAAGGATTGATCAGAATGTATTGCAACAAATAAGACGAGATCAAAGTAAACGAGTCGACAAAGCTTTAGATTTTTTTAAAGGACCACTTAACTCACTTAAAAAGTTTGGCAGTTGGTTTACTTCGGCTAACTTTATTGGTCGTCATAATAAAGGTATAGCCTTATATAATACACTTTTAAATTTAAGAACACAGTCAAGATCAGAAAAGATGGAACGTCAGTCTAGTATACTTAAACCGTGGACAAATTTAAAAACAAAAGATAGAGAAAGAAAAGTAGGTCTTGCGGCTGTCTATTCTCTTGCTTACAAGACCATACTACAACCAAATGAAAACGGTGAGATTGTTATTAGTGTTAATGATTTTAATAGGACTGATGGTCAGAATAAAAGAGGTCAAGATGTCGGTCTAACTGTAGTAAATTTAGCAGGGACAATTAATGAAGACCTTGTACTTGATGCTCAAGAAACCGAAGCCTATCTCTCGTTAGCTAAAGTTCAAGAATATCGTAGAGCTGATACCATTATGAATACATTGGATTCTTTAAAAAAGAAATTAAGCACGGACACAGATCAAGCTATATTTGAACAAATGAATGTAAGTATGGAGGATTTACTAACTCGTGAGGGACTGGATCAACTTGTTGAAAATTTAAATGAGGTTGCAAAAAATCTTAGAAATATGCCAGAGGCAACTGTGCTTCTTAAAAATGCTTCTAAACGAATTAAAACTATGGTTAATAATGCTGACACATTATACTTTCCACTATCAAGAAGAGGTGATAGGTTTGTGGCTGTTACAGAAAATTTTAAAAAGAAAAACGGAGAAATAGTTCGTAGAACAAAGTACTTCGAAACTTTTGATTCTAAAGATGGGTCTTCTAAAATTGTTATGGGTAAGGCGAATCGTATTGCAGAACAACTTCGAATCAAATACGATCCAACATTAACTGTTAAGGATAGAGATGGTAATGTAAAGCCTCAGTATGAACATTCAGGAATTCAAACAAATACAATAAAAGAATTAGAAAAATCTGTTGATAAAAACTTTTATGAATCTTTGGAAGCTTTTATATCAATGATGCCAAACAGTGTGCGCCTTGGTAATGAAACAGTTGATAAGATGTTAAAGAAAGCTAAAACTTTACGAGATGTAAAAGGCACACCAACATTTTTTAGAACAGCAAGGCTCATACCTGGATATGACTTTGATAATGTTTTAGTATCTTTAAGTGATAGCATTACATCATATGCAACATGGGCATCTCATTTTGAATTTGAAACAAAAATAATAGAAGCAAAAAATGCTGTTGTAAATGATGAAGCGACAACGGCTAGAGAAAGAGATTACATCGAAAAACTAGATAAATACATTAACGAAGACCCATACGAATTTCAAAACCTAAGACAACTAGGGTTTATGTTTTTCTTAACTGATGTTAGTGCAGCAACTATGAATACTTTTCAAGGCTTACCTGCTATGACATATATTAGTGCTTATGGTGGTATGAGAAAGTCGGCGGCTGGTCAAGTAAAAGCAATGAAAGATGTAATGAAACTGTTGAAACCATTTAAAGAATTAAAAAATCTATCAAACGATAGTGCAATTAGTTTGGAAAAAGTTATAGAAAAATATGGATCAACCATGCCTAGATTAAATAAAATAGAAAATATATTAGGATCAGTCATAGCACCTAATCGTACAAACGAATATTTAAACTCAGAACTTGATGGAATAATGAGAGATTCTGATTTAAATACTCAAGCTTTAATTAGAGAAGGTAAATTAAAAAGTGAAAAAGTATTTAGAATTATGGGCACGATGTTTACAACCACTGAGGTTTTAAATCGTCTTGCTACTTACATTAATAGTTATGAACTAACACGAAACAATAATGTGTTACACAAAGCTTTAAAATTTAATGCTTATGATCAGAACTTTAATGCCGCAATACAAGCTAAACTAGGTGTGGATACTCAAAATATACTTGATAACTTTGATACGTTTATACAGAACCAAGATAATCTTGAGGCTTTACGAGATCAAGTTGCGCAGACAGCTGTTGAAGAAACACAGTTCTTATATGGTCGAGAAGCAAAGCCAAGAGTTACAAGGGGTATAGGCGCATTGCTTTTACAGTTCAGTGAATACCCAACAATGATGTTACAATTAATGTGGAAGTTAGGTTTTAATAGAGGACCTGAAGGTAGACAAGCGATGGCTATGTATGGTGTTGCTTTAATACTAACCAGTGGACTGATGGGTTTACCATTCGCCGAAGATTCATCCGAGATTGCTGAGTTATCTTATCAATGGTTTACAGGTAAAAAAATTAACATAGAAGAAGAATATTATAAAGTGCTTGAAGGCATAGTAAGTCCTAATGTAGCTGAAGCATTATTAAAAGGACAACTTAATATGGCTGGTTTAAGTATAGGTCCACGTGTTGGTTTAGGAACACATCCTGTAACAGGTGGGTTGATTGATGTATTTATGGGGGACGGTGGTATTAACAAAGCCAGTGTACCCGCACTTAGTATAGGTCGTGGTTTGTTTGATGCTTTAAGTTATATGCAAGTTGACGATGCCCATATGGCAACGGCTTCTGTATTACCTAAACCATTTGCAAATTTTGTAAAGGCAACAGCTTTAAAACAAGGTGGTTATAGAACACGTAACGGTGAGATTATTGTGCCACCACAAGACGTAAGTAATTATTCAGCTTTTTTACAAGCACTAGGATTTACACCTACCGAAATAGCCAGACAAAGGGAAATGAATTACCTTATGAAATCTGGTAAAGATCCCGCTGCTTTATTAAGACAAAGGTTTTATAGAAGAGAACAGGTGGCTAATGCAAAAAGAGATAGAGGTGTGCGTGAGAATAGACCTGACGTTGTTAGAAGTGCTGAGAGAGATTTAAGAGAACTATATGAAGACTTACGAGAACACAATCAAAAAGCTAGATCACAGGGAGAATATAATTTACAGATTAGACTTGATCCTAAAACAACACGGTCAAATATAAACGAAAACAGAAGAGGAATGCAGAACACTTATAACAACCAACCATTAGATTCACAAAGACGACAAAGGGAACGTACAAAATACATGCCGCAATAGTATTGACTAACATTATTAAAAGTATATATTTAACTATATGAAAGACGTCCACGTGGCGATCGGTTGGGACTCAAGAGAAATAGATGCATACGAAGTGTGTGCTCATTCCGTTGTAAGACGATCGTCTATACCTGTGGCTGTCACTCCCCTCATGCATAATAATTTACGATACTTTAAATTGTTTGATCGTGAATGGCGCATTGATAAGAACGGACAACACTGGGACGTTAAAGACAACGCACCTTTTTCTACGGAGTTCAGTCATACTCGGTTTCTTATTCCAGAACTAGCAAGAAGAAACAAAGTAAAGGGGTGGGTAATCTTTTGTGATTGTGATTTCTTATGGCTTGATGATATAAAAAATTTACTTGATGAACTAGATGATAGCTATCCAGTAATGACAGTTAAGTTTAATTATCACCCAGAAGAAAATACTAAGATGGATAATAAGATACAGACAAAATACAACTGTAAGTTGTGGTCTTCGCTTATGGCTTTTAATATGGATCATAAATCTAACAAAGAATTATCTTGTTATGATGTCAACGATATGAAAGGTCTTGACCTTCATCAATTCAAATGGCTCTCACGAGGGCCTGCTAGTGTAGGAGAACTCAACCCAAAATGGAATTATGTTCCAGGTATAATGGGGGAACATACCCCGCTTACACCATCAGCTGTTCACTTTTCTTTAGGTGGTCCGTGGATGAGCGGTTATGACGACTGTGAGTATGCAGACAAATGGTTTGCTGAAAAAGCTCACATGGATTACCAACATGGATCAACATTAAAGGATATGAAATGCCTACATTTTCACTTGTAACGTCGTTTCGCGGCGACCATTGGAATGTCTATGCAAAAGAATGTATAGATAGTTTTGTAAAATACTGGCCTAAAGAAACTAAATTATATGTATATTATAATGACTGGCCTGAATGTGGTCTACAGAACTATGACCCTAATAGAGTCGAGTTCATTAACCTCATGAATCAATCAAAAGAACTCTGTCAGTTCTTTTCTAAACATAAAGATAAAAAAGATGACCCTAACTGGCGAACCGATGTAAAGAGGTGGGCCTATAAAGTGTACACTGAGTATGACTTCTTTGTTAAGAATGCACCTAAATGTGATGTCGGTATATGGCTTGATGCTGATACCGTTACGTACAAAAAGGTAACTATGGATGATATCCAAAAGTGGATCCCAGAAGATGTCGATATATCTGTGCTTGGTCGAACGGCTGTCAACTATATCGAGGCGGGGTTCTTAGCTTTACGTATGTCTGATCTCAACAAGGCTTTGTTTGCTGATATGTTTGGGGTGTGGAACACGGGTGAAGTGTATAACTATCGTGAGTGGCATGATGCTTTTGTATTGACACGTATAATTAATTTACATCAAGCGCATGGTCTCAAGGTACATAACCTTTCACCACACTGTGCCGACCTCAATGCATTTGAGGCCTCACCGTTAGTCCGACACATGTATCACAACAAAGGTATGTTGAAGTTCAAACAACAACAAGCTAGTCAAGAACCGCCAAATACTAAAGTACAAGCGCAGAAGGAAGAAGGCTCAACTAAGAAACCAATTGTAGTTACACCACAAGATTGTATGCCGATAGAAGATATCCGTATGAATATCATAACTAATTCTAAAAGAGTTGACTCTAAACTAGAACGATGTAAATGGAACAACGAAGAAGTTATCATTGCATCAGCTGGTCCATCTCTTATGAAAGACATTGGTAAAATAAAAGAGATGCAAGCTAAGGGTACAAAAGTTGTATGTGTTAAGCATAGTCACAACACATTGATAGATAATGGTGTAATACCGTGGTCTTGTACAATACTTGATCCGAGACCATTCAACGAAAAATCTACACACGGTTATGTACGTAAAGATTTACTAGCTAAACCGCATAAAGATGTTATGTACTGGGTAGCAACCATGTCTAACCCAGAAGTAGTTACACATCTACTAGAACATAAATGTAAAATTGTAGCTTGGGATGCCTATTGTAATGCAATTGAAGGTTGGGATTATTTTAAGAACAAAACATTAATTACTGGTGGCACTTGCGCAGGTATGAGAACTATTGGTATGCTACATACATTGGGTTTTAGATCCGTACACTTGTTTGGATTTGATTCATCAATTGAGGGCGAGCCAAAAAATAAGAATGAGTTAGCCGAGGATGGGAGAAAGAAATGGCTAAAGGTATCTGTTGGCGAAGAGAATGAACCACACTGGACAACAGGTGAGTTACTAGCTCAAGCCCAAGACTTTGAAAAACTTATGCAAAGAGAAGAAGTCGATATAGATATCCACGTGCACGGTGACGGTCTTGTCAAAGCACTGTGGGAAGATGGTCTTAAAGATAAAAATAAACAATTAAGTTACAAGGAGTTATTCGATGACATCCCGTAAAGTAGTCGGTGTATTTTTAAACTCGGCTGTACATCAACCACATGTAAATACATTAACAGCCATGACTCATGGTATTAGAGAAACAACAAACGACCTAGTATTCTTATCTAACTCAACAGAATATATGGAGTGTGACGTAGCTATCATATTTGGATCTTGGAAGGATAGAAGAATATCTCATCATCTATTAAAAAACAGTGTAGTTAATAAACACAAAGGTGACCTACTTGTTATTGAGACACCACTACTAGGTAGAACAATAACTGAAGATCATAAGTATTATCGTGTTGGTAAAGGACACTACATGAATACATTAGGTACCTTTAACAATAAAAATTCTCATAAGGATAGATGGGGTATAATTAAAACAGACCTTGACCTTGGGATTAAGGACTGGAGAAAAGATGGAGACTATATACTATTCTTAATGCAGCTACCAGGTGATGCGGCTACGGCTAATGTAGAAATATTACAATGGTTACGAGAAGAAATAATTAAATGTAAAAAGGTATCGAAGAGACCTATAAGAGTACGGATGCATCCTCTTATATCGTCTTACGATCTGTCTAAATTTGAGGAGTTTGTAGATGGACAAGAAAATGTTACTATGGTTTATGGAAATAAAGACCCAATTTATAAAGACTTGCAAGGCGCTTGGGCAACTGTTGGATACTCGTCGGGAGGTACTGTGGATAGTCTGCTTGCTGGTGTCCCTGTTATTACACCTAGCAATCTTAACTTTGCTTATCCAATCAGCTCCCACGATATTAGTTGTGTAGAGAATCCAAAGATGGAAGATAGACAACAACTGTTTAACGACTTAGCTTACACACAGTGGACTGTAACAGAGATGGCTCATGGTCTACCATATAAACATTTATTGGAAAGAAAATGACAACATACATAATTATAAACGTAATAATATTCCTATTGTTTTAGATGACAGATAAAAAGAAACCTGAAGACGTAGTTGTTAATTTATTTAAAGACACTAACGAACATATCATGACTGCTGACATGGCTAAACAGTTTCCGCCAGATCATTTTAATAAATTAGTTATAAATCAAATAGATGTTATTAAAGAAGATGCCAGTAAGCACGAAGCCACTGGTGTCATGACTGTTTTGTTTGATGATAAAGGACCCTTGGTAGATTACTTTGCTGGTAGTATTAACTTACATATGGCCTATGTTTTGATGGACCAACTAAAAGATGTTATACTAGAGAAAATTGAAGAAGGAACTAAGTAATGTTAACAGCACTCATCGGTCCAGTTACTGGGCTACTTGATAAATTCATAGAAGACAAAGACCAAAAAGCACGCCTAGCTCACGATATAGCTACCATGTCACAGAAGCATGCGAATGCTTTAGCAAAAGAACAAGCCAAAGCTAACACCGAAGCAGCTAAACATCCAAGCATGTTTGTAGCAGGAGCACGACCAGCAATCATGTGGGTCTGCGCAATAGGTTTATTTGTAAACTTCTTTATACTACCACTAATGACTTGGTTCACAGCCTTGTTTGCACCAGAAATTAGTATGCCAAACTTTATAGATACTGGTGAACTTATTTCTTTAACGATAGCCTTACTCGGAATGGGAGGCTTACGTTCTTTTGAAAAATCAAAAGGGGTTGCAAGAGAGAACATGAAGAAGTAAAATATAATAATCAGTGGGCTGCGGTCGTTAAGGCAACCAGCACTGTTTGTTAACCTTTAACAAATGGAGTTGATTATGTGGTCTAAACCATCAATCACGGTTGTATCTGTTGGTCTTGAAATCAATAGCTATGCTTGTGCCGAAAAATAAGGGAAGGGGCGAATTAGCCCCACCCATTACAATTCTTTACAAACCTCTTAGAGGTAATAGATTTCCAAATAGTAATAAAAGAAACTTGTTAGGGTATAGATGTCCGATAATTTGTTTGGGCAAAAAAAATCCCTAGAGGTTTACATTACCCACCCCTAGGGATTATTGACGACGTTGGTGTTCACTTCTAAATATATATTATTTAGTAGCTTGGTCAAGTAAATTACGAACAATTTTAGAAGATGATTCTGTCTTAGTTCCACCGATATTAAACAACATAGGAATATTATTCTCAAGACAATATGTCATCTCTGGTGTAGATGTAGGTATACGATCACCACCATTAGCAAAAGCAAAATCCATATCGTTCTTAACAAACTCTTTTAAATTATTTACTACAGTATCGTCATCATCTTTTGCTTTGATAACTTTGTCTATATATTTGTTTGAACTTAACACAAGCTCACGTTCGTCATAGCTTAGTAAGTTATAACCTTTCTTTTTTTGTAACCATTCGTCTGTATTAACAATTGCCCACACAGTTCCGAACTCATAAGCTTGTTTGAACATATTTATATGTCCAGAATGTAGGGGATCAAACCCCCCACTCACTACTATAATCATGATGTATCCTTATAATATCGTTTTCATCTAGTTTTTCACCCTCCCAAACCTCGAATATCCTTGTATGCCTATTAGAAGCCCGTACACAATGAACAGTATTTTTTGGGATATAAACTCTATGACCAGGTAGAAACGTCCACCAGTGCTCATCTATGAGGGCCGTTACTTCGCCTTCAAGTATTTTCCAGTGTTCATTTCTATATTTATGGTATTGAACGGACATTGCTCTATTTGGATAGACATTTAATATCTTTATAACTATTTTTGGTGTAGCTTTTAGAACTCGATATGTTCCCCATGGTCGTACTACTAAATTTTTCATGTAATAGAAGCCATAAAAATACATATCAGCTGTATAGCTAATACATATAATGAAAATTTAAGAAGTCCCCACAAGAATTTATCCATTATCTAAACGGTGGCCCCATAAACCAACACACTAAACTGTGTCGTGTTCCTTCTGTTACTGCTTTTATTCTGTGTAAATAAAAAGATGGGAAGATAATCATATCACCTTTATCTTTAAATCCTTCAATCGGTTCTATCTTACCGTCCATGTTTTTAATTTGTAAGATGCCACCCTTGTAATCCTCAAAGTTAGACAACTGTACAATCATAGATAACTTTCGTATCAATCCTGGATATGGTCCGTCCATCTCTGGTGGGTATATATCTCTGTGCCATTGGTAATGTTGTCCTTTTGTATACTCAGTAAACTGAGGGCACTGTAAGTTAGTCACATCAAAACCATAATCTTGTTTATTTATTTGCGATGCAACTTCACACAACTTAGGAACAATCCAATGCTCAAGAGGATACCATTTAATCTTAGAGTTTCTATCTTTCTTTAAGTCCGCCTCTTTTTTCCACATAACACCAGCCAACTGTTCCGAATAATCTGGTGACTCTTTTACCATCTCATCACATAACTTTATCGGAACAGCTTTCGGTATAGTTATAAATGTTTTATACATCCACAACCTCACATGACCCAGCACTGCATGCAAGAGTTTGGGAGGACTTGGTGTGATCCTCTTGCTCATGCAATGCTAGTTCATTCCAATTAATTTTATTTGGTTGGTTCTTTTTTAACTTGTGATATTTTATTTCATCTATATCTTCATACGGTGCTTGTTGATACACATGCCCAAAGTTAGGTAAGAAAGATATACCACTAAGATCATCAAAGTTTCTCCAACACCAGTCAGCTACACCAAGCCACTCATCTTCATCCACTGATATAGTTACACTTGGTTTGTGCTCGCACCAATGTTTGGCATAAACTAACCAATGGTCTAATTGTTCAATAGCCGTACGTTTATTACGAGTTATGCACCCACTTGGTGCTTTCTCTACAAATGAAAAGACAGATGTAGAATCTGGTTTCATAACACAATCTTCTATTGGTATATTCTGAGTTTGTAAGAATTGTGTTAGTGGATCTTTCTTATCTCCTCTAACTCTACGAATGTAATAATCATTGTGCCTTGCATGTATACCAGATGCAGCATTAACTAATTGTGATACTGTGCCTGATGGTTTAACACAAGTAATAGCCGTAGCTTGGTTGATACCAAATCGTTTAGACCATGTCTTATTAACAGCTACTGCTTTATCTTTTAATTTCACAAGCAACTCTGTTAGTACAGCTTTGTTATAAATATTTCCAGATAATATTTTATGATCCATGATACCAGTTAAAGATACTCCGAGTAATCTTTCTTTCTCTGTTGTATCTTTCCATTGTCTTCGTAGATATTTAAAGTTTGTTAAGGTAGCTTGCATAGTACCAAGTATAGTAGCCGCCTCAACCTTATCTAGTAAGTCTTCTTCTTTATCGCTCTCACGTACCACTACTTCGGATAAGTTACAAAATTGGAAAGGTTGTAAAATTATTTCCGAACACGGATTAGTTCCAAACTCAAAGTCAGCGTCTCTTCTTTTATTACGTGATGCAACTTTCTTTGAGGCTTGTCTGTTAAAGATACCGCGTTCACCACTACCAGATTTATATAGCGCTAACCATTCTTCCATAAAAGTTCCAATGTTATCTGGCTTGGTTTCATATACGGCAGAGTTATTTGATAGCGCACGTTGTGCCTCAACTCTATACCATTCACCAGACTTCGCATCTCTCATGTCTCTATCATCAAGGTCTGATAAACTAATCATAGCCGAACGTCTTACTCCTCCAACAACAACAATCTCACCTACTTTACAGACAAGATCGTGACACTCAAGTGGTGTTAGTTGTCTGCCTTTTGCTTTAGTAAAGGTTTCAATGGCGAAGTTGAAGAGGTCGACAAGAGGTGCAGGTCCAGAAGCTCGGCCGCCGAAAGTGTTAAGTCTTGCTCCTGATGGTCGCACATTAGATACATCCCACCTTGGGACTTGCCCGGCATACAATAGTGTAACGATTTCCCTAAATGCTTTTGCCCAACCAAGCTTGGAGTCTCTGACCATAATAACAGTCTCTGTATTGTGAAACTCATCAGCAACACTAGGCAAATTTCTGGTATATTTTTTCTCAACACTAAAGCCAACTCCCGTCCCACACATAAGTACATATAATATTTCATCAAAAGCTTTTGGGTGATCTACTGGAACATAAGAACAATTATACCCAGCTATGTTTTCTTTTTCCAAGGCTGGGCCCGCAGTCATTAGTGCCCTCATTGATGGCATGACATCTAACTTCATGACTTTATTAGATAAATAGTCCATAGTTTTTTTATCTAAATCATAGTCACAATTCTTTTTTAGTTGTTGTTTAAAGAAATTAAAGTACCGACTTACAGTTTCGTGCCATTCCTCTCTTCTCTTTTCTTCTGGTAACCATCTAGCATATCTAGATTTGTGTATAAATTGTTGGTAAACAGTTGGTAATGTCGTCATGGTCTCCCTTTCATTTTAATTAAGTTTCTAATATGTATTAATGTCATTACTACATTCAGTACCATCATAAAGTATAGACCCTCTTGGATAGTCCATGACCACCAAAAAAACTGGGAGCAAATACCAAACAACGGTGCCTTTCGTGACCCGTTTCCGTACAAGTATACTGACACACATGCACTGAGTGAGCAGATTATTTCAAGTATCGGAAGTTCTGATACTATCATTCTTTTTCTAGCAATTCAATATATCTATTTAAATACCATCGAGCTTTCTGTAAATCCTCTAGTCTTTTGCCTTTGTAATTACATCTCCAAGAGTACTTCATTACTTGTCCACGTAGGTATCCTCTGTATTCTTCAGGTGTAAGCGCAGCTTCGATAGCTTCTATACACTCGACACCTTTACTATTATATTTGTAATGGGGTGGGTTGTTTACTAAATCATCTGTCATTTTTTGTCCTCTCCATGTGTCATGTTTAGTAGTACATTTAATCTCTTCCTTTGAAAGTCTGTATTATTAGGTTCATGAATGAGCTTACGAGCAAAAGACCGCACTTGACTATAATGCAGACCAGCAAGATCACAAACATCGACGAACCAAGAAGCAGTAACCCCAACAGATTTGCTAAACCAACGAACAGCTTCTTCCCTAACATGTACAGCTTCTTTAGTGGTGTTATTATTATCGTTACTAGCATCGAGTAAAGCTTGGTATATAACGGCTCTGAATAATGCTCTTTCATTCTCTCCCTCTTTATTTCCCTCGGTGGTCGTATCGAGTATAGGGTCTAAAACTATTCGGGTTTGACTTTGGTTTAACAAAGATTTCTGTTGTGTTAATTTCTTTTGGTCGTTCATCTATCCAGTCCACTGGTACAAATCGTTCTGCCCATATAAAATTATTATTAGTTAGCCAATCACCATAAGTTGTTTTGCTAGTTTTGTAAAGTTTATTCCTAGAATTCTGTAATACAAATCTAATATCTAAGTCGGGTCTTTGCTTTTTAATATACAAATGCTTGGCTCTATCTTCTCTTGTTAATTGTCCTTTAAGTTCTATTATAATACCGTTTGTTAATATAATGTCTGGAGTATATGTCCTTTTAATCTCTGGAACTAAATAAGGTATGACAAGTGTTTCATATTCAAACTTAACTTTATCTTCATCAAGCCTAGCACAAACAGTAGCTTCAAAGATGGATCTATAAAATCCTTTTTCTTTTCTTAATACACTCATGGTATATCTTCTGAAACATTAGGTTCGCTAACCACTTTGGTTAACCATCGTGGCCCTTTACTGTAGATAAACTTTCGTAATCCTTGTCCATCATTAGCATCAGACCAACAGTCAACTTTATATGCGCAGTAAGAACAACCAATACTTAACTTCATGTTACCTGATACTCCGTCTGGTTCTTCATCGTAACATTTTGGTGGTGGTTTGTTCTTATCCTTTAATACTTTTCGTAAATGTTTAATTCTTTCTCGTGCATTAGGTATATCTGATTTATGTGGACGGCATAATGCAAGTGCTCCACTTTGTTTATCAATAGCAAGAAAGCCTACCTCATCGTTCTTATTTGCCTGTGAGTATGCAGCAATCTGATGAAGATAACCAAAGGCATCTGTCTCTGGAGTAAGATCATTCTCTCTAAACTTTCTGAATCCAAACTGTGATGCTGACTTAACATCAACGACAACTCCATCTATTACTGCATCTTGGTGACCGATAACTCCATCAAGGTCTAATGTTCTCTGTTCATCTGTGACAGAATGTCCTGCCGTTTTAGCTAGTAATAATAGAAGTGCTTCTAACATATGCCCATATAAAAACTTTATTCGAACATGAGATGGCATATGCTCTCTTAGTTCTGATTTGTATAACTCATACCACAATTGTCTGTCTGGTTTGCCGAGGCTCGACATACGAATACCTCGGCTACCGGATTGTTTCTCTGTTAGAGAAGTAAGAACAGCATCTTTCATACTCTCTGCAAATTCATTTAAATTATTTGTTGTGGGTTGATTAGTGTTGCCCTCGTCAAACAATTTGTAAATATCTTTTACAAGAGTATCTATGCTTTTCTTATCTGACATTAGAATGGAAGTGTTTCGTCTTCCAATCCATCTTTCTTAGTTGCTCCGTTAGTTGGAGCCTGGTATCCAGACTCTTCACCGAACTCATCTAAGTTTTCAGAAGGACTGTACTCAACTAGTTTAGTTACTTGTACAGCTTTTAAAGATGAGCCAACACCTTGGTTACCACCGACATTATAATCGTATGTATCAAAAGCTACATTAATTTGTGAGCCATTGCCGATTAAAACATCAGGACTAATTGGTGTCTTCTTAGAATCTACAACACGAGGTGCAGAGTTCTTTGTACCATCCTTACGAGTGTACTTTCTTTTGATAGTAACGAAATCATTTCTCTCGTCACCCTTGTTTTTAATACGAGGACCAAGACCCAAATCTTGTAGTTGTTTCTTAGTCTTTGAATCCACTGCTACGTCAATAGAAAAGATACCTTGTTCATTGTATTGATCGTAATGTGGTTGGTGGACTTTCGCCCAATAAGCAGTGCCTGAAATTACTGGCATATTTATCTCCTTAAATTAAAAGTTTATAAAAGTTATTAAAATTAGTGTCTCAATAAAGAAACACCTCGACAGTATACCATACTATCAATAGTGTCAACAGTTAGTGGGTTTCTTTCCAAGTCGTGCCGATTGAATACTCACTATCTAGTGGACATCGTAAGTCAAATTGTATCTCTACATTTTTCATTGCCTCCTTTGTAATGTTGCCAAAATCTACAGCTTGTTCCTTACGGACTTCAAACTGTACCTCATCATGGACGTTAGCCACTGGCTTGGCATCCAAGTTCTGCTTGTCGACCTCATCAATTATATTGAGTAGCCATTGCTTACATATAATTGCACCCGCTCCTTGAATAAGTGTGTTCAAACTAGAGTGAATGGATCGTGCAAGTAGAATCCTTTTATCAAGCGCAACCAATTGGTACTCACCATACTTGCGCTTACGTTGTCGTAATAAATTAACTAAGTTACTTGTTAAAGTTTTCATACCTTTAACTTTATTTATAAATCTCTTACGACTACCTAATCCAGCAACCGTATCACCGCCTACTATCTGACCTAGCTTTGCATCTCCAGCTCCATAGATAAATGCATAGACCCAAGTCTTGGCCGTTGGCCTATCTTTTAATCCGATAATCTTTTGATTATATGTATGTATGTCACCATCAACTACTTGCTCCGTGAACTTTGGGTTCTGTAAGTAGTGGGCAAAGCATCGTAGTTCTAAACCACTAGCATCCGAACCAACTAAACAATACTTATTTGGATCTTGTATAGTCCATAATGAACGACACTCTTTACCGTAAGGTGAGTAACTTGCTGGGACTTGTGCCATATTAGGGCCATAGTGACTCATACGAGATGTCACACAACCCAGTGTTATAACTCTACCGTGCACTCGGTTATCATCTTTAACATTCTTCAACCATGATTGTATTTGTGATACACGTTTCTCATACAACAGATACTCTGCAATCATCTTAGCCTCTGGATACTCCAACTCTTTCAAAACTTTTTCATCAATAACTGGTAGACCAGTTGGTGTAGTTTTACTTGGTACCCAATCATATTTCTTTTGCAATCGTTCTGCTATTTGTTTACGAGAACTAGGGTTGAACTCATCAACATGATCCTTTAATGGTTTGTTGGTTGTCTTATGAAATCGTGGTGTATATATTGTGGGGAATATAGTTTTTAAATCTTTCTTTAAATCTTCTGACTTTGTCTTCAACTCTTCTAACAAATCATGTGCCTTGTTTATATTTAAATAGAATCCATTCTTCTCTTGTTGGTCTATGATTCTTCTGATGCGATGTTCCATACGTACACTTTCAACACTGAACCGTGTTATCTTTGGCGCTAGGTGTTGCATAAGTTTACGTGTGACATATACATCTTGTTGGCAATACTTCAGCATCTCTTCTGAATATTCCTCGAAGTCTTTAAACTCTAGCTTACCACCTCGTGTTAGTTTCTTACCCCAAGATTTTAAACTATGACCACCATCTATGTGTGCATTAATCATTTGAGATATAAGAAGTGTATCAATAATATTTTCCAAAGGAATTGTTATACCTAATAATCTTTCTAGCACTGGACCATCGAAGCTTATACCATTATGCATAATGTATTTACGTTCGTGGTTATGAAACTCTTTGAACTCTTTACATCCTTGCTCTTGTATAAAGTCTCTCTGTTCTCCAGTTGCATAGTCTTGAATACATATACAATGTACCTTGGTAGCATCTAAACTATCCGTCTCTATATCTAGAACTACTGTGTCAAATTTTGAATCCATCATTCACCTCCTTGAAGTCATCGTTGTCTTTGGTTTTGGGGTTAGATATTTCAGTCAAGCGACCACTATCTTTATGCCATTGTAACCAACAACATGGGCCAGTCTCTCCACTAAATCTGTTCTTCAGTATACGAACTATAGTTTGGTTTCTCTTCTCCATATCTTCTGCTTGTCCGTTTCTTTCTAATGAGAAACAAAAGTCAGAGAGTTGCGCAATACCATGCGAACCTCTGAGTTGTGACAGACTAACTATCGCACCTTCTTCGTGTCCACTATCTGAACTAGCTCGTCTACTTAAATGAGATACCAACATCAGATGTATGTTCTGTTCTTGGACTAGAGTTCTGAGCCTTGTCATTATACTATCGATTGCTCTTCTCTCATTGTCACCAGTCATAGCCGATACAATCATAGTTAAGTGATCGAGTATAATAAACTTACAATCTAATCCACTAGCTAGGTATTGTACTTTAGATATAATGTTATCGATATCAGTAGAACCAAAGTGATCCCACATTCTTACTTTGTTTGTACCAAGGGTAGCCTCCCATGCTGCACGTTTCTCTTCCATAGTTGATTCACAGAATGGTAAGTGCAGTGGTTTGTTGGCATGTACAGACATGATACCTTTGGTTGTTCGTTCAATAGATTCTTCTAAAAATAAACAACCAACTGAATGATTACTGTTCTTTATTATGTGGTAAGCTAGTTCTCTCATTACACTAGACTTACCTATACCTGACCCCGCAGTGTACGTACATAACTCACCGAGTCTCATACCATAAGTCATAGTATTCATACCCTCCCACGGATAAGGTATTGATTCAATTACCTTTTCATTAGCAATAAGATCCCATGTATTCTCACCAAGTATGATACCCTCTGGTGTATAGGCTTGTGCAGAATAATATCGTTTAATAAAATCTTCTTTTTTGTTCTGAACTAAATAGTCGTTAGGATCTTTGAGTGTAAGATTTACAATGAATACTTTATTTGGTGGAAATAGTTCAGCGACTCTTCTGCTCGCCTCACGACCAGGCTCGTCATTATCAAAACAAATATATATTTTTTCGTAGCTATTAATATACTCATATTGTTTCTTACAATCTGTAACAGCTCCAGCTGCGCCTGTCCTAACACTAACGACTGTATAATTTTTAGGTGAAAACATTTCATAGACAGACATTGCATCAATCTCTCCCTCACATATTGTTACCACCTTATTGTTAGCAGAACTAAATAAGTGTTGGCCAAACAATAAAGCTTTCCCAGTCTTACCCTCCACTGTGAATGATTTATCGACAACTCTTCTGACCTTGGTTGCAATGTGGTTACCCTCACTATCGTAGTAGGGGTAGTGGTGTTTATATAGATTAGGTTTAGTATCGTTAGTGGTTGTCACACCAAAGAACTCACAAGTCTTTTGGCTTATCTTTCTTTCAGTAATAGGTTTACTAACACCTAGTGGTATAACTTTCGGCGCCGAGCCTTGAATTTTTGTGTCATCTCCGAGCAGTTCCTCAAGTCGGGTCTTGTCCTTGGGAGGTTCAGTGTAGTTTCGGCACGAGAAACAGAAGCGAGAGCCGTCGGCATATAAAGCATTGGCATCCGATGATCCACACTTATCACAACTGGTGTGTCGTATAAACCTTTTTGGGTCATAATTTATTGTCATATGTCGTCTCCTTATTTTTGCGGGTCTTGCCCTATAAATACATCCTCTAATTATTTTTGTCAAGGGGTTGTCAGATTTCGAAATCAATGATAGCCTATCCCCATATACAGAGGGGGACTATATATAGTCTAATACTAGTCTAGTGTTAGTCTAATGCTAGTTCTATATATATCTCGTATAACTATATATATCTCTTATAACTATATATATCTCTTATAACTATATATATCTCTAGATAACTATATATACTCTAGATAACTATATATAACTATATATAGTGGCCACACCCTTTGTTTCTACCTGCGAAGTTCTGTGTCCTCCCATGACAATTACGACAGAGCACCATCGAGTTTGACAGACGGTTGTGATAGCGATTCCCATCGATATGATGGAACTCCATCGGCGCCTCTTCTGCCCCTACTTTACATTGGTGACAATGCCATTGGTTAGTATCCTTGAGATAAGCAATGATGAGTCTCTTCTTACCAACAGACTTACCCATATG